CCAGATAAATCAGAAAAATACGCTCTGTAATAACCCGCCCCTCCTTGCGTTAAAAACGAGTTAAATGTCAAATTAATTGTTGCCGTAAACGGCTCTGTTCTTGTTATTCCATTTTGGTCTGTAAATGTTAACCTATTGACATCGTTCGGGTTGTAATTATCTATGTAAACTCCCGTTTTGGTTATTAAAGTATCACCAACAAATTCAAGCAACAAATCTGCGGTTTTGCCTAAAACAGTCCCTACTCCTGAATCTATATCTGTTGATTGCCTTAATAAGTATTGGACCTTGGTATAAATTTGCTCGGCTGTTGCTCCACCTCCATCTACAATAACACGAAACGGGTAATTTGTGCCACCAATTAATCTGTTTTGGTTTGTTCCAAAATATGTAACATTTATTGCCGTGTAAGGTGCATTAGCAATTACGTTTGCATCAGAATCTTGAATTTTTAGGTCATTTTCATTTGACAATAGTAAGTTTACGATATTTGCACCGGTTGAACTTTTACCGGTATCGGCCAAAACCGAATCTTTGTATTTCTTGGCGTATTCTCGAACAAAGCCTTTGAAGTAGGTTCGTTTGTCGAAGTTGCCGTTTGAGGCATCGCCGAATACTTGGATGCCTTCATTCACTTCATCGGTAAAGGTGAAGTTTGACGGCGCATCGGTTGAAAGGCGCTGATAGTACAATTGCGCCGAGGCCGACACATCGCCAAGCGACACAATGCCCACATATTGGCGATTCAATACGCCGGCGGCCGAAAATTCAGACCAACCACCATCGCGCAACATTTGCCGTGTTGCATCACTTGCGGGCTTCCAGCCTGAGAAGGTCGCGCCATCCGTACCGAATTGGAACTGGCCGGACAGTGCGTCAATGGCGTACATCGGAAATGGCGAATCTTGGTAAGTGGATGTTGCCCACAGTTCCACGAATTTCGAGTAAAGCGCCTGAAGCGTTACACCGTCTTTGGCCACAAGGTTGCCGGCCACGTTCAGCGTGAAGGTGCGCGCACCTTCATCGATGGTTAATTCGGTGCCAACGTTTAGCTCGGCGCGGGTGGTAATCTTTGCCATTAAATGTAATTCCTGTCAGGGGTCATGGATACGGGGATGCTTGAATCGGCGGCCGTTAAAGACAAGTTGCGGATGTAATACGGCACAAAGCCGGTTTTAATGAAGCCCACATCAACGGTTTGCGCGCCTGAGTAGGTATAGGCGTAGCTACTGCCAGCGTTTGCATCCACTTGCGCCAAAATGGTGCTTGTGCCAGCGGTTAAAACCACCACATCGGTTCCGGTTTCAAGGCCGTTGAAGGTAACGGTGTTGGTATCCAGCGGGTAATAATTGGCCTGATTCGCCGCGCTTGAACCCGTTACCACATACACCGAAGTGATTGCCGTGGTGTTTGTGGTTGTGGTGCTGATCTGCAAACGCAGCTTGAATCCGTTAACCGGGCTGATTCCAGTCAGGCCATTTAAGGCCGTTCCCAAACCTGCCGCCGTGTACGAACTTGCAGATAAAGCGCTGAATCCTGCACCGTCGTTTTTATCAATGGCATACTCGAAACGGTAGTTGCCCACCGTGCCGCCCGCCATAACCAGTGCGGTATTGGTGAAACTGCTATGACCGAGCGCGTAATACGGCATCTCAAAGGTGGCAGTCATGCCGATAGTCGGCATATACAAACCGCCCACCGAAGTAAACGCCGCGCCGCCCGTCAAGGCCACTTGGGTCGAAGTCAGGCTGGTGGTTTCATTCATCAAAATGGCCACGCGGCCAACCGTTGCTGAAGTGAAATGATCGAACCAGTGCGTACCGTAAACCGCCGTCTGTGCCGCATACGTTGGGGTTGCGCCCACGCCTTTGCAGATGGTGTTCAGCATGTTATTCACCGGCACATCGGCATAATCGCCCATGCAGTTTTCGATGGTGATTCGCGTGCTGGAGTTATCGCCCGAATACAGGTTGGTTCTGGTGTTGCTGGTGAAAATCCGTTGCAGTTTCACATCGGATGCCGCCGCACCTGCCGCAATGGCGCAGACCGTGCCGGTTTGGTTCGCAGAGCCTAAACTTAACTGGCTTGATGGGCTTGTGCCGATGTTGCGCAATTTGATGTTCGCGCAACCCGCCGCCGAGATACTCAAAATCGCGGTGTACGGGTGGGCGTTGGTTAAACCGCCGAACGTGATGCCATCCATCGTGATATTCAGGCAGTTCGATGACGGCTGAAAGCATGAAATCGGGTTTGTTGCGGTGGTTGCCACCAAACTGTCGTAATAAACCGTATTGGTGTACGTGACATTCGTGCAGGTAACAAGGTTCACCATGCCCATATTCACCTGATTGGTGAACGTGGAATTTGCCACGCGGGTGTCGGTGGCCATCATGGTGTTGGTGGCGGCGCGAAGTACGCGCGAAAACCAGCGGTCGCCGGTAAAGCTGAAGCCTGAAATATCGGTGAGCGTACGAACAGCCAGGGCGGTTGCCTGAGTGGCGCGCGTCCAAACGCAATTCGTTACCGTGCCACCAGCAAAACACAGTGACATAACCAGCGCAATCTGCGCTTGTGCCGCGGTTTGGCCCACTACAACGTTATTCCACACTAAAGGCTGTGCAATCTCGGAAACGCTTAACTGTTCGCCGGTTGCCACATAGCTTAAGGTGGTTGAATACGCCTGAGCAAAACTCATGTACCAGTTGCAATTCACCTTATCCATTGAAACCACGCCGCCGCCGGTGGTGGTGAAGTCATAACGCGTGGCAAGGGTGGCGTTCGGCAACACGTTGGCGGTGCGCGCCGCCGTGGTGCAATTGTTCAGCAGGATATTCGGAACGCGGATTTTACAGCCCGAAGCGGGCACAAAACCAACCGTATTCGTGCCATCCGAGCCTAATCGAAGCACGCCGGCTGTGGTAACCCAGCAGACCTTGCCGCGTACAGCGTCAGTCGGGGTGGATGAAGCTGCAACCAATGAACCAGAACACGGATAGGCTTCATAAACGCCGGAACCGGATGAAGTTTCAACCCAAACGGCTTGGTAATACTGAATTGCGCCGTTGGTTGGTAGCTGGTAAGTGGTGGCGCTCGATCCTGAGCATGTGCCCACTTCAAACCAGTCGCCCGTCATCGTTACCGTGCCAAGGCGGTTGGCTTTAATCGTTGCCGATTCATCGCCCACCACTTCGATAAAGCCCTTAACCGGAGCGCCCGTAATGGTGAACGTGAAACCCGCCTGTGTGAACGTTCCGCTGCTCGGCGGTGTGCCGCTTGCGTTGGTTACTTTCAAAAAGCCTGTGGCCACGCCCGTCAAAACAGGGGCCACGTTAATCGCGGAATACAGGCCGATGGTGTTGCAGGTCACGCCGGTTAAAGTGATGCCAGTACCAGCAGTTAATGTGCCTGAGCCAGTGTTGTACGGAATAAGCCATACTTTGGTGGCATCGATGAACAGATTGCCGCCTTTCGTGGCGTTAATCGTGACTGAACCCAAACTTGTGGAAGTCGTGCCGCTTAAACCGTAGCGCGTATCCTGGTCAATGGTTACATTGAAGCCATTGGTGTCAATGGTATCGCCGCCGGTGCGCGCCGTGGCAGAACCCCAGATACCGGCATTGCCGATATCACGAAGCGTTCCACTGGCGGCCATTACATAAGCGGTCATGCGTTATCCATTAAAAAAGCCCCGCGAACGGGGCAAGCGAGGTTTACTTTTTCAGCGATTCGGCGTATTCAACCGCCGCTGGGTTTGTATCGACTTCGCCAGCATGTGCAGCGATGTCCGATACCGATAATTCGATTACGTCATTAGGTCGGCCAAGACTGCAAGCCACCAAGACGCGGGCCTTTATAAGACCGGGTTCATTTTGTTTCTTAGCCACGATAAATGCTCCAAAAAAAAGCCCCGCCGAAGCGGGGCTTTTCAGTTGCTGGCCGATTAGGTGGCCGAGTTGGCGTAATGCTTAACGGCACCACCGGAAGCATCAATGAAGTTGCCGCCCGAACGGAACCATGACAGAAAGCCAACTTGGCCTTTTTTGGCATAAGCCGAATCAGTAAAGCGGAACAACTGGATATCCAAAGCGTCGCGGATCATGTAGAAGCTGAAATCACCGAACAAGATGGATTTGGCGTTTGCAGCCATCACGGCCACATCATTGTTAATGATGATGTCTGAGCCCAGCAATTGGTCTGGCGCACCGTTTTTACCCAAATCATAGCCAGGAACAAACAGTGGGCGGCCTTGGTCGTCTTTGAGTTTACGAATGTTGCGAACCGAAAGGTCATTCATCATGAACTTACCTTTACCACCGGCACGATAAGCAGCATCAACCGAGTGCTGAAGATCAACCAGATCATCGTAAATCACCGAAGTGGTTTGACCGGTGATACCGGTTTTGCCAACACTCGAAGCAGTGACAACGCCGTTTGGCTGGCCTGAGCCGGTGCCGATGGTGAAGTGCTTGTTCGTAATGCGGCCGATACGCTCGGAAAGACGCGCGCGCACAAGTGCTTCAATATCCACAGCGGAATCCTGAAGTAATTCGATTGGCACGGTGATCACTTTCGAGCTGTACTTAAACACATTCAGCGCGGCCGAACCGAAAACGGCATCTGCATCGGTTGCGGAAGCATTCTGGGCAACAATTTCACCTTCTTCGGCGGTGCCGTTGGTGGTTGGGTAGTTAATGTCGTTGCCTTTCTCGGTAACCAGAACTTGCGCAGCCTGACGCATACCGCCGTAGGCTTTCAGCGCTTCAACAAGGCTTTTTGCTACATCGGTCTGAACAGTGAAACCGCCTTCCGATCCGGTGGTGGTGGACATAGTGTTTTGATATTCGCCTTTGCGCAAGAACGAATTGAACACCGATGATTTGCCTTCATGTTCGCGGCCACCAAGATTTTCAATTGCTTTATCGCCTGCTAACTTCAAAAGTTTTTCTTCACGCTCAATGCTGGCATCAACGCGATTAACTTCATCCATCAAACCGTCGAATTTGGCGGTGTTTTCTACGCTCCAGTTTTCACCGGATTGGTCGTGCAAATTGCGGGCTTGCTTAGCCAGATCGGCCTTTTTCTCCCGCAGGGCTTGGATACTCATCTTTGAAACTCCTTATTTAAGGACAAAAAAACCGCCTTTCGGCGGCGTGGGGACATCAGCGCGGGAGAACCTACGCGGATACTTCTGCAAGGCGTAAAGCGCGGGTGCGCTTACCCTTGTCATGGGTTGCAGCAGGCAGATCAGTTTCCGCATTGCTGTTAATTGGTTCTTCTTTAACTTCAGGCATTTCCGGCGCTTTCTGGTAGGCGCTTAAATTCCAAGTATTGCCAACGGCCTGCGCTTTTTCTGCCAAGCGGTCTGCAAACTTCATTTCAATGGCCTTGTCTGCATCAAGCCACGTTTCCGCGTCCATCATCGCGGCCAAATCAGCAATTTCTAGTCCGGTTTTCGCCGCATAATCGGCGGCAATGCTGGCATCAATCTTTTCAAGCAATGCGGCGCAATCAATCATGGCGTGGCGGTCGCCGGCGGCGATTGTCCAGCCGTTGTGAATCATGATGAACGCGCCGGGGCTAATTTCAACTTCATCGCAGCGAGCCGCAATATAAGAAGCGGCCGAAGCGGCCAGCCCGTCGATGTGGGCCACGAATTTGCCAGGAAAGGCCAACATGGCGGCAGTAATCGCGCGGGCTTCAAACACATCGCCGCCCGGCGAATTGATATGCAAGTGAATCGTATCAGCGCCCTTAAACTTGGAAAGGGCTTCCACGAACATCATGGCGGTCACGCCGCCGCCCGTCCAAAAATCCTCGCCAATAATGTCGTAAATGAAAATCTCTGCGCGGCCGTCAGTCAGCGCGGCGCGAAAGTCGCGCTTTACTGACTTATTCAGCGCCAGTAGTTTCGGTAACTTTGTCATCGGGGTTTCCTTTTGGATTGATACTGCCTGAAAAAATTAGTTTGTCGCCGCCTTCAATTGGCGGCAGATTTAGGATTTTTCGCACTTCATTGACATACATCCAACCCTGAGTGCCAGGGCCGCCAAGCGCCTTTGCGAAATATTCGGCTTGCGCTTTGGAGTCACCCTGCATCAGAGCGTCGGTGTTGTGTTCGGTAAACAAACGCATTGATCGCGGCCACAACTTGCGATTCAATTCATCTTTAATTCGGCTTAAATGCGGCATTAGCGTGTATTGAACAAAGCCAATACCCATTTGCTCTATGCCAGTTCCCCAGCTACTTGATTTTTCCGTGTCGCCAATCATGTGCGGCGGCACACCGAACGCCGTGGCAATATCGCCCTTCTGGAATTTGCGCGACTCTAAAAGCTGCGCGTCCACGGCAGTCATGCTTAATTGCTCAATTTTCAAGCCTTCCGTCAGCATCAGCGGCCTGCCGCTTGGGCCTTGTCCAGAACCATAGGTTTGAACAAATGCTTCACGAAAACTTTCTTGCTGTTCTGGAGTTATTTTCTTGTCCGACGTGACCGCATATTGAACGTGAGCGCCGGAGCCGTAAAATTTGCCGCTAAACTCGTCGGCTTTGTAGGCAATTCCAATGGCCTGACGCGCAGCTAAACCAATTACCGAAGGGGCTTCAAGTCCATCAAAGCCAGCGTTCGGAAAATCCAAAATATCGTCTTGGTCTGCGTCAAAATAGCCAGCCCCTTCAGCGTCGCGTATCCGGTAGCCCAGGCGCTCTTTACGCGCACCGTGCCTATAAACCGTTACCAATTCGCGCTTTAGCGGGATAATTTGCTGAATTGGGCCTGCCTGATTCGGGCCGCGATACAAAAACGAAATGCCACGGCCACGCAATAGCATTTGCCAAAGCTGGAATTCCCAATAAGAATGCGCAGTAAACGCCGGGCAAGGCTGTTCGTTTAACAACCACCAATAATCATGTTCAACACGTTCGCGGCCATCTTGCGTGCGCTTGTAAATCGGCAGCGGCATAGAAGCAATTGCACCAGCAATCAAACGTACACAGGCATAAACCGATGCTACTTGCATTGCCAGCGCCGGAGTTACATTAACGCCTGACGACGTGCTGGACATATCGAAAATCTGACCCATGCGGATATTGTCGCTTGACGGCACATTTTCAAGGTTAAGCACGGGATCAATCCGTTCTATTCTTGGCGGCGATTCAGCTTTGCGGCCGAATAGCTCGTTTAAAATTCCCATTTATAGCCTCACGAAGCCTTGAGTGATAACGCCTGATTCCTGTTCATTCATAGATATGCCAAGCGCCATCAACAAGGCGCACATATCGTCGATTTTTTCAGCGGACTTGCGTTTATCTGGGGCCATATTTAAGTTCACATCTTTACGCGCAACAATGTTTGAAGCGCACCACTGAAGCAATTCATCGCCGCCATGCCGTAAAGCGCTGGACATATACAGCCTTTCCAATTCTTTCATCGCTGGGTGGTAAGACTTGGGCCCTTGTACAAACTCAATCATTGGGATTTCATCTTCCAATAATCGCCCCACCATTTCCGTTGCGTTCCATCTATCGAAAGCAATGCCGACTATGTTGAACTTCTCGAATTCTTCACGAATAGCCGCTTCGATCACGCGGTTATCAACAACATTTCCTTCAGTTTGTTCAAGCAGTCCGCTTTCCACCCACTTCGCATATGGAACCGTTCCGCGATTAGTGCGTTGCGCAACAGCCTTGGCTGGAACCCAGCGCCGGCCGTGGGTGTAAATAATGCCGTCCAAATGCCAAACCTTGCGGAATGAGACGAAATCCGTGGTGCTTGCCAAGTCCAGACCGGCATAGCACGGCACTGTTTCAAGCAATTCAAACGGTATTTCGCCGCCGCATTCCTTCCATTTGTGCAAATCAATCCAGCCCTGAGCCGATGCAGACTGACGGTTCAGGCGCTTAATCCTGAATTCAGCCATGCGCCCAGGCATAGACTTCGCCTCGATTGCTTCTTTGGCAATTTCAGCTTCTAAAATCTTATTAACGTGAATCAGCGGGTTGGCTTTCTGCCATTTCGTTGAATCAAATTCATCATCTTCATCATCAATGGCGTAATAAATAGCCAAGAAGTGATCGGCCTGGACAGCCTCGCTAAGCACTTGCTTTGCAAAGTGTCGAATCTCAGACCAAGGGCCCGCGTTTTCGTAACCTTCGGTAGTGGTGTACAAGAACAGAGGGTTAGCCCTTGCGCCCGCCGCCGACTTCAGCACATCCAGCAAATCCGAAGTTTGGTGTGCGTGGATTTCATCCAAACAAACCGCCGAGGGGTTCAAACCGTCTTGCGTTGACGCTTTCGCGTTAATTGGCTTAAACGTGCCGCCCACATCAAACCTTGCCACCGCATTAGCGAACGGCTCAAGCGTAAAGGCTTCGCGCAGATCGGGTAGTTTTTCAACCATCCGCTTTGCTACGTTAAACACAATCCGCGCCTGGCTGCCAGTTGTTGCGCCGGTAATAATTTGAGGGCCAACTTCAGGTTCGCAACAGTAGCAATAAAGCAATACAGCCGAAGCCAACGTTGACTTGGCATTTTTTCTGGCCACCGCAAACAGTGCAGTGCTGAAACGCCGGTTGCCGTTACGATCTCTGAACCCGAACAGGTTAACAATGAAGAAAACCTGCGCTGGTTCAAGAACAATTGTTGCGCCTTTGGGCCAAACACCTTCAACGTGTGGCAGCTTCTCAATGAAGTCGCACGCATCAATGGCGTGCCAAGCATCAAACGTAAAGCATGAATCTTTCTTTTTTGCCGTTACCAGGTCTGCCAAGAACCGTTTTGCAGCAAGCCGAATCCACTTTCCATACCGTTCGCGCTTTCTATCCGAAACTGCGTCTTTCGCATAGGCGATCGCTACAGCTACATAGTTACTTTGGTCTTGTTCCGTTGTTTCTGAACTGGTTGCCTTTCTTTTCTTCTGCACCAGATACCACCCTTCGCCGTGACGCGGGAGTCATGCCGAATTCAGAAAACAATGATTTCAAGCTGGTATCTTCCGCCGCCGTTAATTCCATTCCCGCTTTTGCTTTCTGCCTGAACCTCTGCCATGCAAAGCAAAGCTGCTCAAGTGAGTACAAATCGACCACTTGCAACACCCTTGCGCCTACCAATTGCGGGCCAAGGTTATGCCACATTTCCATTCCGTCCGGGTTCAAGTGCTGCGGAGCGGCTGGGAATTCGTTAACCAAATCATATTCAGGCGCATCAGGGGTTGCCCGATCAGGCCGTGCCGTTCCAGCTATCAATTTCAAGCTCGGAGCCGTTGGCTTTCTGCCTTTCATTTTCAAATCTCAATTTTGACTGTGTGAAATAAACTT